TCTTGGATTAAGACGGAATGGCTAGATTATCCAGTGGAGAGGAACTGAGATGGTAAAGGTTGCATTAGAACGATGGTTGCTTGAAATCAAGCTGACGTTAGACCAGGAGATTCTTGCTCGAATCTGTTTGTCGCTGGCTGAGGACTTTGACGCTAAAGCGAATACGAGCACAGCTGCAGAACTTCGTAAAACTTATCTGGAATTAAAGCGTTCTATTGGTGACACGGATTCCGCTGATCCATTAGACGCTCTACTAAAGCGATGAGCAGAGACTTAGTTCATGGTGTCCGACTGCCAGCAATCTGGACTAAGCCATTAGCTAAGACGAGAGGGCAATTCTTTACTGACGGAGACAAGCTCATTGAGTTAGTCAAGTTGGCGTGGAAGTCACCTGAGCAACCGGATGGTCTCGAATTAGATGAATGGCAGAAGTGGTTGCTGAGGCACGTGCTGGAGCGGTATCCACCGAATCATCCTAAGTATCCTGGACAACTTCGTTACCGTCAGGTGGTTGTGAGTATGGGTCGCCAGAATGGTAAATCTTTGTTAGGTGCGATTCTAGGTGTCTATGGACTGTTGCTCCATCAGCAGGGTGCAAATGTTATTTCACTGGCATCATCAACTGACCAAGCGAGAATTATTTATAGTCGAGTGCTGTTCACCATCCAGAACAATGAGTATCTCAAGAAACGTTTTAAGAAAGCGACAGAGCAACGAGGTATCACTACGCTGGATGGTTCTGGTCGTTACGATGTCAAAGCTGCTAAAGAATCTGCACTTCAGGGAATCCCGATGTCTCTTTGTTTGTTCGATGAATTGCACCTCGCCAAAAAGGGTATGTGGTCTGCAGCTGTTTTAGGAACGGCTCAAAAGAAAGACGGCATGGTTATTGGTATTACTACCGCTGGAGACCAGTCAAGTGAGACCCTATTAGACCTTTACAAACTTGGAACTGCAGCTGCTCAGGGCGACGAGGACTTAGAACGTTTTGGATTCTTTTGTTGGCAAGCACCAGAGGGTTCTCAGGTTGATGACCCTACTGCTCTCAAGAGAGCGAATCCATCTATTGACGCTAAACGTTTAGATCTCAATACTGTGCTCTCAGACATTCGTTCCATCCCCGAACATGAGGCTAGACGGTATCGACTAAACCAGTTCATTCAGGGCACAGCTCAGTCATGGTTGCCATCTGATGTTTTCGCTCGAAGTGCTGGAGATGGTATCACTGTTCAAGAGAATGTAATTCTTGCTGTTGATAGAACTAAGAATTGGGAGTATGCAACTATTGCAGCTGCTCGAAAGTGTGATGATGGCAGTTATGAAACTGAGTTAGTGCAGGGGTTCGCTGGTGCGACTGAACAGCAACTTTATCTGACACTCCGAGACTTGTATGCCAGGGGAAACATTCAAGGTATTGCGATAGATGACAGACAAATGCCTAACTTGGCGAAACGTCTAAAGATGGATGGACTACCAGTCTGGCAGTTGTGGACTAAAGAGATTAGTTCGGCTTGCTCGACGGTCTATGCGATGTTCACGGCTGGTAGTGTCAAACACCGTAATGATCCATTACTTCAGTTACAGTCACCTAAAGGTATTGCTAAATACGCTGGTGAAACTTGGTTCATTTCGAGGCGTGATTCTCTCGGAGACATTGACGCTCTGATGGCAACGGTTATGGCACTTTATGTTAGTGCGACACACCAGAACTTTGAATTGCAAGTGTTTTGACTTTGTCATAAGCGTGGTATAGGTTTCGAGCAATGGCAAGCATAATTGACAGGCTTTTGGGTAGAGACCGTGAAAAGCGTGCGACTACTCCAGTTTGGCCTACCCGCTCTGACTACTCTGTTGGCGAGAATCAAGCTCTAACTCTTACAGCGGTTTACAGGTCTATACAGATCATCGCTACACCAATCTCTAAAATGCCTTTGAATACTTTTCGCTATGCGACCGGTATTGAAGTTCCAATTGAGAATCCAGTTCTGGTAAACAAACCTAACTACATTGACACTCGCCGTAATTTCTTGTTTGAGACTGTGGTCTCCCTGGCACTTGACGGTAATGCATTCTGGTTGAAGTCTTATGGCTCTAATGGTGCAGTAAATAACTTGACGTTGATTCCATCGAACGCTGTGACTATTCGTTCAGAGCCAGATGGCAAGGTTTACTATGACTATCAGGTAACTGACCAGAACGTAGTCAAGACAACTACAACTGACATTCAGCATCTAAAGTTATTCCCTAGAGCTGGGTATCTCCGTTCACTTGGTCCTATTGACGCTTGCAACAAAGACATCTCTGCAGCTCTCGATTTACGAAACTATGCAGCTAACTGGTTTGGGCAAGCCGGTATTCCGACCGGTATCCTCAAGAGCGATAAGCCGATTAGTTCGGAAGATGCGAACGAGATTACTGAGAGATGGCATGCCAAGCAGTCTGAGCGTAAAGTCGCGGTTTTAGGTCAGGGCTTTGAATGGCAGACTGTTCAACTAAACCCTAGAGATGCAATGTTTACTGACGTGCAGATTCAGCAGGTTCAGGCTATTGCCAGACTATTCGGTGTTCCAGCAAGGCTATTGCTAACTGGTGTTGATGGATCTAGTGATACTTACACCAACCTGCAAGACGAGAACCAAGTGTTCTACCGTCACACCATCATGGCTTACACCGATGCAATCTCTGACGCTTTGAGTGAGTGTCTGCCTAGAGGCACTAGAGCTGAGTTCAATTTTGAGGGTCTGTTCAAAGCTGACATGGCTAATCGTTTCAACATGTATGAGACTGCCATCCGTGCAGGGTTCATGACAACTGATGAAGTTAGAAGGAAAGAGGGTCTGGCATGACCGAATTAGAAGTAAGAAGTTTTGAGGTAAGACTTGAAGCTGACACTAGAGAAGTAGTTGGTATCGCTGTGCCTTATGGTCAGGTCGCTGACATTGGTGCATACCAGGAGAAGTTCGCTCCAGGTGCTATCCGTTCAGTCGAGGATGTCAAACTGTTCTGGCAACACTCAGAGCCTATCGGCAAGATTCTTGAGGGTAGAGACACTGAGGCAGGGTTTGAAATCCGTGCCATGATTAGCGACACTCCTAGAGGGCAAGAGGCTTACACTCTCCTCAAGGATGGTGTGATTAACAAGTTCTCAGTTGGCTTTATGCCTCTAGAACAGACTAGAGAGGGTTCTCTAGTAACCAGAACTTTAGTGGATCTCAAAGAGGTTTCACTAGTTAGTTTTCCCGCATTCCAAGGTGCTAATGTCGCCGAGGTTCGTGAGGAATCAACCGTTGCCGAGGTGGTAGCGGATTCAATCCGAACAAAGGAAACCAACATGTCTGAAAACATGGAATTGGACGTCCGTGCTGTTCAAGACGAAGTGGCTGAAATCCGCAGAGAACTTGAATTGGTAAAGACTCCAGCAATCAGCGTTTCAACCGAGGGCAAGTTCCGCTCTCAGGGTGAATACGCAAAGGCACTAGTCTCAGGCGACAGCGATGCTGTTGAACTGTTCCGTGCAGCTACATCAGCAGACGTTGCTCTACGTCCTGCATTCGTAGGCTTTGTAAACAGCCTAATCAACTCAGGTCGTCCAACTCTTGCTGCTTTCAGCATGAGTGCTCTACCTGCTACTGGTCTAAGCGTTGAATACGCAAAGATTAACACCAATACTGTTGCTATTGGTAAGCAGTCTGCAGAAAACGCAGCTGTATCTAATGGTGACATTTCTCTAAGCACTGTTTCAGTTTCAGTAAACACTTATGGTGGTTATGTGAAGTTGAGCAAGCAAGCTGTTGAGCGTTCAACTGTGAACTACCTTGACGTAGCATTCCAGGCAATGTCTTTGGCTTACGCAAAGAAAATGAACACTGAGTTTATTGCTACTATTGCTGCTCTAACATTCAGTGGCGACAAGGTTGTAGACGCATCTGCTCTAACTGCAGCTGCTGTTGCCGGTGCCATTGCTGACGCATCTGCATACATTTACACAAACACAGGTCTATCACCTGAGTTCATTGTTGCTGGTGTAACTGCTTACAAGCGTCTAGTTGGTATTGTGGACAGTGCTGGCCGTCCAGTAGTTCTACAGGATGGTGCTGGAGTTAACAACATTGGATCTGCTGACATTCCTGGACTTCGTGGTTCAGTATTCGGCTTGCCAATCGTTGTAGACCCTGCTCTATCGGCTAAGACTGCTTACATCGCTAACTCATTGGCTCTAACAACCTACGAGTCTGCTGGCAACCCTGCACGTCTATCAACAACTGATGCAACTACCTTGTCTGACTTCTACTCTGTTTACGGTTATGCAGCTTTCGCTGTGCCGTTTGAGGGTGCAATCGTCAAGATCAACACTGGAGCCTAATAACTCATGGCAGTAACGGTGGAGCAGTTTAGATCGTATGTTGGGACTAAAGAGGTCTCTACATTCGTAGATTCATGTTTAGCATCTGCTAACCAGATGGTCGCCAAGTTCGTGGGTTCGTCCCGTGTGCCAGGTGATGTTCTGGATTCAGCAGTGTTGTCATGTGCATCTGAACTGTTCCACCGTCGCTCTGCTCCAAATGGTGTCGCTCAGTTCGCTGACCTTGGGACTACTGTTCGCATTGCGAAAGACCCGATGAATGCAGCTCGAGAGATGCTACTACCGTTTACAGGACCCGGACTGTGACCAACGAAATAACCGCAACTAAGGCAGAGCTCGCTCTTGACTTGCAGAATGCAGGGATAGAGGTTTTGGACTATGTTCCAGAACGTATAGTTCCACCTATTGTGATTATGTCTCCGAGTTCACCGTATCTGGTTGCTGAAACTGTAGGTCGAGAATACCGACTTGGTTTGACCCTCACCATGATTGCTATGACTGCAACTAATGAGGAAGCAACTGAAGCTCTTGACGCTTTGATTGCTCAAACTGTTTCGGCTCTCACTCCATTAGGTTACGTTGTGCTCAACCAAGTGAACCCGCCATATCGTTTGGCAGCTAATAACGCTGAGTATCTTGCCAGTGATCTAAACCTTGATTTATCTTTAACTCTCTAACAAAGGAAAAACTGATGCCTTCATCAACCAGAATCAAAGCAACAAACATCTCATTCAAAATCGGTGCAACCGAATACAACTGCGATGCCAACCTAGTAGAACTTACTTTGAATGACGCTCCAGGCGATGTTCAGACATTCTGCGAGGTTCGTCCAGGTGGAGAGTGGAAACTACAACTTGACGGTGTAACCTCAGGCGATGCAGCTTCACTTTACAGAATCCTATGGTCTAACTTCGGAACCGAAGTTGCATTCACCATTGCACCTCAGGGTAATGCTACAGCTACAGCGTCTGCACCTCACTACACAGGAACTGTCATCTTTGATGAACTGCCACCTCTAAGCCTTAACGCTGGTGACATTGTGAAGTTCTCTGTAACTTTGACTGTAAAGAATGCTGTTCACACTCCAAGTGCAACTCCACCGGTTTACTACGGCGTAACTCTAAAGACCACAGCTTAGTCTCTAGAATGACCAACCTTGGAAAAGGTGCGGGGCTATCTGTTGAGGGTCTCGGAGTTACAATCAAGGCAATGAAGGAACTCGGTGCAAGCCGTCAAGTTCTAACAGAGCCAGGCTATCAAGCCTCTATGATTTTGATTGCAGCTGCGAGACCTCTCATACCCGTAAAGACTGGAACTTTAGCATCCACTGTTCGTCCTCGTAGGACTCAGTATGGTGCGAGTGTTCAGGCTGGTGGAAAGATGGCTCCGTATGCTAACCCTATTCACTGGGGTTGGAAAGTTGTATCCAGCAGTCACAGGGGAACTCTTAGACCTGGCACTTACCGAGGTATCAAACCGCAACCATTCTTTAGCGAGGCTCTAGGTTATACTCAAGAGGAGATTCTCGGAAACTACGAGAGACTTATGAAACAAGCCATCGACAAACTACCAGGAGCAAAATAATGACCACCCAGACATTCGACTTCGAATCACTAACCCTCGATGAGGTTGAGCAGATTGAACTGATTACAGGTTCATCCATCGACCAATTACTTGATGCAGGACAGGCTAAGGGCAAAGCTCTTAAAGCCATCATCTACATCATGCAGAAAAGACAAGATCCATCATTCACTTTAGAACAGGCTGGCAGTATTCCACTATCAGAGGCTAACAAACTGTTCACAGGTGAATCCGACCCAAAAGAGTAATTGCCGACCAACAGGCGGAAAGAGTAGCGTTCATGATTGTCTATGCAGGGATGACCCTCAGCGACACTAAAGCGGTTACTCTCCGTGAGTATCGGGCAATCACTGAAGCATTGAAAGCGAAACAGTAATGGCTCAGAATCTAGTCGTCAATTTTATTGGTAACAATAAACTCTCTAAGACCACAGCTGCGGTATCTGCTGATTTAAAGAAGTTTCAGAGAACTGCCGACAATGTTGGACGTGGCCTGAATAGAGCTCTTGGTGCAGCTGGTTTAGCGGTTGGTTTCGCAGCTCTGACTAGGGTTTTAAAACAGTCTGCTAAAGCTGCATCTGAGGACATCAAGAGCCAGGCACTTTTGTCTAACGCTCTCAAAAACACTACTGGTGCAAGTGATGTTGCTATCAAGTCTGCCGAAAGTTACATCCGTAAAACACAGCTCTCAGCTGCGGTGCTTGACGATGAACTTCGTCCAGCGTTAGCTCAGGCTGTCAGAGCGACAGGCTCTCTTGCTGGTGGTCAATCTTTACTTGACACTGCTCTGGATGTTTCGGCTGGAACAGGTAAAGACTTAGGCACTGTTGTCGGTGCTTTGTCAAAAGCCTATACAGGTAACACCACCTCACTAAAGAAACTCATTCCAGGTATTGACGTTACTGGTGACTACATGTCGAGACTAAATAAGACTTTTGAGGGTGCAGCTGAAACTGCAGCTAATAACGATCCATACAAGAAAATAGGCATCATCTTTGGTGAACTTCAAGAGACTATCGGCATGACTTTGTTGCCAGCAATACAAGAGTTTTCAGACTATCTATCTAGCGATGAGGGTCAATCAAACTTGCAGAGCATCGCTAACATTTTCGGTGTCATCGGCAAACTAATTACTAACGCTACAAGTTTCCTAATTCAGAACGCCAACATAATCATTGCTCTTGTCGCTGGTCTGGTCGCTCTAAAGGTTGGTTGGTTCGCTGTTACATTCGCTGTCAAAGCCTATGAACTGGCAACTAAACTTGCAAAGATTCAGACCGTCGCTCTCAGAACTGCAATCATCTCCACCGGTATTGGTGCTCTTGTGGTCGCTGTCGCAACTCTTGGTGCGATGTGGTATGCGGCATCTGAAAGTGCTGATGAATATGCTGATTCTCAGGATGCAGCTCTAAATCCGAATCAACTGACATTCAACAACATTAACAGACCGTTTATGGATCCAGTTACTGGTATGTGGGATTCAGCATTGAAGCGAATTTTGTCTGATTCTCGTATCACTAAAGAGATGAAAAATGTTATCGCGAAGTTTAAGGGCAAGGAAGTCACTATTGACTTTGGCTTGAACGCTATCTTTGTGAACAAGAAAATGGTTTGGAAAGGTATATCTAAAGAAGTTCAAGAGGTCGCTGAAAAGGTCCGTGAGGCTTTGGATAAAGAGGTTAGCAGGGTCAAGTCCACAGCTGAGAAGTTCCGTGACGCTATTGGTTTGGCATTTGGCACTAGAGGTGAGGATGAAAACTCTATTTTCAACGTGGACTTCCTTATCGGCAAGATGAAGCGTATTGCTCAAGCTGCTAAGGGTTTCGCTGAGAACTTGGCATCTCTCCGTAAGCGAGGTGCGGACCAGTCATTCATCAACGAAATCGTTGCCATGGGTCCTGCTCAGGGAAACATTGTCGCTAAGAGTTTGTTGCAGTCTCCAGGTAAGTTGTCTGAGATTCTTGGGCTGAGAGGTGAAATCTATGGTGTTGGTGCTCAGGCTCAAGTGCAGTCATCTATAGCAGGTAATGCAACTTATGAAATCAACATCAACAAAGCCGTGATTAGTGCCTCGGACATCATCCGTGAAATCAAGATTCTGGAAAAGAAAACAGGTCGAAAGTATCTGGTTAACTAATGCCGTTCGACATAAAGACTGACATCAGCATTCAATACGAATATGCGACAGACACTTGGACTGAACTTCGTTGCGATTCTTTTGAAGTTGAAATTGACAGAGGAATAGACATTGAGGAGGGCGTGTTCGCTCGACCTAGTGTTGGCACTGCAACTGTCAAACTAATGAAAACTAGTCTTGCTGATCTAGTTGGCACACCTCAATACAAATCAAACATGCCGTTCAAAATTATTGCTGGCGGTTACACGCTGTTTTACGGTTACATCCAGAATGTTTCGATGGCTTATGTTGCGACTGCTAAGAAACTTGAAATTACCATTACCGCCTATGACCAAACTCGTATCGCTTTGAATACCAGATTGTCATCATTTAGCATCACCGGCACAGCAACCGCCAAATCATTTAGGTCTGTTATGGATGACCTGGAGAACGCTGTTAGAGCGGTGGACACTAGGGTGGCTTGGAATCAGGTTGGAAGTGGTGGCAGTTCTACAGCTGCGAATGATTACTTTGAGGTGGATGTTATTTCGGGTGACGTTCTAAACATGTTGCTCGATGCTGAACTGGGCTGGTTCTGGGCTAATACCTCGGCAGGTTGCAGTTGGAAAACTAGAGTGGACATCAACACCGCTCAGGGAACTACCTGGAGCAGTAGCAACCCGACCATCTCTAACGTGCACAGCTCTAGTGCAAATCACTATTGCATGGACGCTATTGACTATTCATACAACTCGGACGACATCACCAACGTGGTTAAGGTAACCGAGACTGGTGGACTGGCAACAGCAACCTCTACTAACTCAACCTCAGTAACAGACTATGGCCGTCAGGCTCAGGATTATGAAGTGAACTTTTGGAACACCTCAGGTCTAGGCACTTTAGGTGCATGGGCTTCACAGGTTTCAGCAGCTGCTAACCCTCGCTCAGTAAAATCTGTATCTGTTCCAGCAGTTCGCCGTGACGGCACTCTCAGCACAATAGTTGATAAAGACATCTGCTATCCGATGCAGGTCGAGTTCTCAGCTGGAGGCACAACACTTCAGGAAATCTACCTAATCAGTCGTATCGGGCATACTATTACCAGTGAACATTGGGAAGTAAACCTAGGACTATGGAGGGGTATCTAATGGACGACCGCAACTGGTTGCTAATCCTCTCAGGTATCCTAGGTGGCACAGGCATCTCAAGTTTCCTAAAGTATCTATCCACTAGGAGGACACAATCCATCGGTGTGGAGGAGCGTCTAAGAGCTGAAATGTTCACTCAGATAGATAAACTTAGAACCGAAATCGAGCAACTAAAAACTGAACTAGATCATTGGCGAGACAAATACTTGGCACTAAATAAGGAACATGTCAAACTAAAGGCAGAGTTCGACAAACTAACAAAGGATAAATAATGGCAAAGACACCAATCATCTCTAAAGTAACTACCGACTGGAAAGCGTTTCCTGCTCCAGGTGAAGTTGTTGTTGAGGAAACTGTAGTCGAGGAAACTGTGGTTGAGGAAACTCCAGCAGAGGAATCTGTAAGTGAGTGAAACTTACACCGTAACTGACGGTCAATTTGACCTAGTTATCCTGGCAGGTTCAACATTCCCTAGCGTGGCTGGTGACTGTTCGTTCTACCCTACTGACGCTGACGGTGTCGCATTTTCTCTAACAGGTTGGACTGCTAAGTTGCAAGTTCGAGAGAACCCGACTACAGCTGCAATCATTGACATCGTCCCTACCGTGAACACCTCAGATAACTCTGTGCGATTCTCACTAACACCTGCTCAGACTGCAACCCTAGTTAAGACTGATTACGTCTGGGCTTTAGAGCTTACTCAAACATCTACCGGAAAGGTGCTGACACTTGCCAGAGGGCAGGTTGAAGTAACTCCAGAAATAGTCAAATGATCGTAAAAGTTGTAGTTCCAGATTCAATTTATGCCAGAGTTTATTTCGCTAGAGGTGAGCAGGGTCCTATCGGTTTGACTGGTTCTACTGGTGCGACTGGTTCGACTGGTTCTCAAGGTCCTACAGGTGCTACTGGTCCAGCGGGTTCCACAGGTGCTCAAGGTATTCAAGGTCCTAAAGGTGACACAGGTGCTACAGGTGCTACTGGTTCAGCAGGTGCTACAGGTGCTACAGGTGCTACTGGTCCTACTGGTGCGACTGGTCCACAAGGTCCACAGGGTGTAAAGGGTGACACTGGTGCTACCGGTGCATCTGGTGGTTCTGCAACTCATTACCATTATTCGACTAGAACTAACACCACATCTGGAGACCCGACAACTAACCAATTAGGTTGGAATAACACAACTCAAATCAACTCAACAGCTCTACGAGTAAGCCATATCGACGCAGATAACCAAGATGACAGCGTATTCCTAGATCTAATCAACCAAGGTGACTATCTAATCATCCAGGACAAAAACAATTCTGCTAACTATCAGAAATGGGAAGTGACAGGCACTCCGACTTATAACTCGACATGGGACAACTATCCAGTGACCCTAATTACTTCGGCTGGAACTGGAACTTCAAACTTCGCCAATAGTCATCCAGTTCTACTCATTCTGGTTGCAGTCGGTAATACTGGTCCAACAGGTCCACAGGGTCCAGCAGGTCCAACAGGGGCAACAGGTCCTCAGGGACCAGCAGGTCCAACTGGAGCCACAGGAGCAACTGGAGCCACAGGTGCAGCTGGAACAAACGGAACTAATGGAACTAATGGAACTAATGGAACCTCAGCAACTATTGCCGTCGGAACCGTAACTGGTTTATCTGCTGGATCTACACCAACTATCACTAACGCTGGAACATCCTCAGCTGCGGTTTTCAATTTTGGTATCCCTGCGGGAGCAACTGGAGCAACTGGACCAGCAGGAACTAACGGCACTAATGGCACTAATGGAACTAACGGAACTAACGGTCAGGGTGTCCCTACTGCTGGAACTGCGGGTCAGGTTCTCTCAAAGATAGATGGCACAAACTACAACACTGAATGGACTTCAACTGTTCCCAACGGAACTACAACTACAGCTGCAACTGGCTTTGGCTTTATGGGCATCCCTCAGAACGCTACAACTACAGGTTCCTACACTTTAGTTATTGGTGACGCTGGAAAACACATTTATGCTTCAGCAACTAGAACCGTAACCATTCCAGCAAACTCATCCGTGGCATTTCCTATCGGGTCTGCTGTAACATTTATCGCTGGTTCAGGTGCAACAATGACCATCGCTATCACTACAGACACAATGTATCTTGCTGGTCCAGGCACTACAGGTTCCAGAACTCTAGCACCATTCGGTATTGCTACTGCCGTCAAACTAACTTCGACTACTTGGATCATCTCTGGAAACGGTTTGACATAATGGCTGGTATTGCTCAGGGTCTTATTGGCTCAATCAAAACTGCATCTGCGTCTGCTGGTAACTTGGTTTTAAACAGTTCGTTTACTTCTAGCGTTAGTGGTTGGCAAAGAAACATCTCCAGAAACACTTCGATTTATAAATCTGCTCCAGCAAGTTTACGCGTTGATGGTGATGCAGATTTTGAAACTATTGAAACTCTTTATTCCAGAACTGGTTGTTTAACCATAGGACAGGCTTATTCACTCAGCGTTTGGGTTAAAGCTAGTGATTATAACAATGACATTTCTGTATTCTTGTACGCAGGAACAGCGGCAAAAAGTACGTCAATGGTTGTAACAACATCAGCTTCGTGGGTGCAGTTTAAAGTAGAAAATCTTGTATGCACTGGAAACACAAACCTACTCATTGATATCCTTGCCGTAGATGATGCTTTTTATATTGACGACGTTGTAGCTGTTGCAGGAAGCACGGCACCGTAATGTCTCTACTTCATCCAGTTAGTCCTGCTAACATCACTGATATGTTTGGCACTCACTCTGAGCAACGTAAAGCCATGGGCTTAGGTCCTCACCGTGGTGTTGATTATGCTGTGCCAGTTGGAACACCTCTAAAAGCCGTTGGCACTGGAACTATTGTCAAAGTCTATGAATCCAAAATCCTCGGTCATGTTGTCGAACTTCGATGCTGGGTTGGTGGTGAGGATGATAGACGACTCAGAGTTTTCGCTTACTGTCACCTAGACAAAGCTGAGGTCAAAGTCGGAAAGAAAGTCCGTCAAGGTGAGGTTATTGCTCACAGCGGTAACTCTGGGACGAGCTCTGGACCGCATCTGCACCTCATGTGTGGACCATCAGAACATCTGGCAACCATGCCAGTCGAGGACCCTCTAAAGTATCTACCTAAGATTGGAAAGTAAATGAACCCGATTCTCTCAAGTTATCTCCGCTCTCTCCTGGCAACATCTCTAACCGCGGTTTTCGCTATAGGCAAGTTACCATTCTTGTTCACTGCAGCTGACTGGTTGGTGGTTGCTAACACTGTTTGGATCTCAGCAATACCAGTTCTAATTAGAATCATCAACCCTAAAGACACGCTGGGCACTAGCGATAAATCGGAGTAATGCCATAGAGTAGTTCTATGACTATCGACCACCAGATAGAGGCTCTTGGCTCTGCCAAACTCCTCGGCTATTTTGAACATGATTCTCTTGAATGGCATAACGCTCGTAAGGGCGTAGCAGGTTCACTTGTCGGCTCTCTTATGGGTCACAACCCTTGGCGTTCTGCCTACACCGCTTACTACGAATACCTGGGCGAATTGCCTCGCGAATCTACCGGTCCATCTATGGCCATGCGATTGGGCACAGCGTTTGAGAAACCTATTCAGGACCTCTGGGTTGAGGAAAATAAAGATTGGCTTACAGCTCATAACACTGGCACTTGGCAGTCAGTTGCAAACCCGATGTTCAAAGCTAACCCTGATGCAGTCATTGAATGGACTGACGGCTCACTAGGCATTTTGGAAGTCAAGTTCTCTCGCAACCCGATGAATGAACTACCACCTCACTACCTAGATCAGGTCATGTGGTATCTGCATGTTTTAGGTCTCAAGCGTGGTGTTCTAGTTGCTGTTGCTAATGGTGAGTTGGTTGAACATGAGATTATTTATGACGAGGTTTACGCCAATGAACTTGAATACAAGGCTAATGAGTTCCTGAACTGTGTCGAGTTCATGACTGAACCTGCATGGGACGGCTCTAAATCAACTTATGAAACTGTTAGAACTCTCTCAGAGGGAATCTATGACGGCGACATTGAACTAGGGGAACTCTACCCTGCTCTAATCAGAGCGAAAGAGGAGTTTGATTCAGCAGATGAAAGACTAACCCTGTTGAAATCTAAAGTGCTTGCCATGATGGATGGAATCCGTGTTGGAACATTCGAAGGTGAGAAAGTAGTAACCCTTCAGAGCAGAGGTTCTGGCGGTCCATTTATTGTGTTTAAGAGAGGCTAAACATGGCATTCAACGTAGACGATTATGTAGACGTAGCTGAGAGGCTAAAACTATTTAAAGAGAAGTATCCAGAGGGAACACTTCAGCAAGTGAGACTGGACTTCATTGAGTTCGGGGGCAAATCATGGGTTGTTTATACTGCAGCTGCTTACAGAACTCCAGATGATCTAACACCTGGTCATGGAACTGCTTGGGAACCCGTGCCAGGCACTTCATCATTCAAGAGAGATTCCGAAGTTATGAACGCTGAAACCTCAGCATGGGGTCGAGCAATCTCGGCAGTTCTGGGGACTTCGACTAAGCGAATCGCTACTCGTAACGAGATACCTCAAAAAAGCCCTGTAAGCCCGCTAGAGGACTTTATGGCTTCGGCTCACCTAGAGTATGAAAAAGGGGACATAGAGGCTCTACGAGGCATTTACAAGCGTGCTAAGGCTACTAGGGGAATCTC